ATGCCGTCCAACAGCATCCCCCATTACCTCTATAAGCGTAACCACATATGGTGGTTTAGAAAGCGTTTCGTATCTCAGGGCAATGCAATCGAGTACAGGCTGAGCCTGCAAACAGCAAGCTTTCAACGTGCCCGGCTTCTCGCCCTGCGTTTACAGACACTTTGCCAACAGATGGTTGCTTCTTTGGGGGCCCCCAAGAAACAGAAGAATGGCGTGATGGAAAAATCAGCACAAGAGCAAATCAAAGCAAAACTTCGAGCAAAAATTGCCGAATGGACCGCCGAAGAAACAGAACATTGGTTCTGCGGTTCTGCACGTAACGAAGGCGACCTGAACGATTATCTAGAAACGTTAGATATGGTGGTCTCTGATTTGAAGGAACGCATTGCTTACGATGATAAGCCATCCCTGCACCGGGCCGAAGCAAATACAATTCTGGACGAACTGCCACACCTCAAAGCAACTCTCAGCGAATACGATTATCAAGTTATTGCTCGTATGGTGGCGCAAGCCAAAGTCAAATCATTGCAGGATACCCGAGCAATCATTCTTGGTGGTGATGCTGAGTGGCTTTCAGCTTCCTCCCCTGCAACTTTGCCTCCCTTTGCAGCGGATTCGTTAGACTCCCCAACGCTGTCTGAGTTGTTACAAACGTATGCCACTGAAAATAAGGCTAAGGGTCACTCCAAACGTACCCAGAAAAAGTATGAATGGTATGGAGCACTTATTCTCAGCTCATTTGGTGATGTGCCCGTTCATACCATCAGCGGGGCAATGGGCAGGGAATTTTATGATAACCTTTCAAAACTTCCTATGGGTCTTCAAAAGGAGGTGTTGCTGGCCTCAAGGCTAAGTAACCTTATTGAAACTAATACTGAAAAATCAATTAGTTTGGTTACGGCTAACGCCCATCATGGCAAAATCAACCAGTTCTTTGAGTGGGTGGTGGATAAGAAGCACATTCCGTCAAGTCCATTCCCAAGTAGAAGTATTCCTATGCCAAAGAAAAACCACAAAGATGATAGAGCCTCTATCACTGATGCTGAGGCAAAGCGGGTATTCAGCCATACCTTGTTTACCGAGCACCAAGGTATTAAAACAAAGCTGGTGCAACATCCTCATCACTTCTTTTTACCCTTAATTTGCCTATTTACGGGGATGCGTGCAGGGGAAGTATCTCAACTTTACATTGATGATATCGTAGATGTGGATGGAGTTCATTGCTTCCTCATCGACAACCGCCGGGAAGATCAATGGTTAAAGACACCAAATGCCAAGCGTTTCATTCCAGTTCATCAAGAGCTAATCGGGCTAGGTTTTTTAGATTTTATCAAAGATTTGAAGGCAAAATTTACAGACGATACACGTTTGTTTCATAACATTCCGCTGATTCAAGATAGCTATTCAGCCAAACCCAGCGAGTGGTTTATCCGCAACTTCCGCGACGCCTTAGGACAACCTTCTCACGTAACATTGCATGGATTTCGGCACATGTTCAGAGACAAATTGGTGAATTTAACAGATTCAGAGGAGCGAATTTGCCGGTTGATGGGTCACCAGCTCAATAGTTATGGCAACTCCTTGCTGGCTGATCAGCGAGTGATGCAACAGTTGGTAAATTCCATTGATTTTAGTGAAATCATTTCCGATGTACGGCCTTACACATCATTGGGAATGTTCCACCAGCTCAAAGGGAGGGCGTAGCAATGAGCCAATTAATTAGCCAAAGCCGCCTTTTTACGCCAGCAGATAGGACGCTTCCTCGCCACGCGATGTTTCTACAGACGGATGATGAGAAGTGGCATATCAACCTCTATATGCTGTTTAAAAACCTGCCGAAACCGCGTGGGACGAAAAAAATTTGGTATCAAACTTGCCAAAGCATGGTGCGGAAGCTTCCTTACGACATCTTTGGAAAGGAGATTCGCGAGATTAGTGCTATTTTGCCTGATGAAATTGTCAAAAATACATGGATTTCAGCTCATTCGGCATTGGTGTTGCTTACTCACGGCTCCAGAAATCACAAGCATCTTGAGATTGTTCAGTGGGTCGAACGGTACACAGGTATCCGTCTGCCACGGCAAAACGGGCTAAGCCGCAGAGAGACAGTTTTTGGTCATAATTTACGTGCGTTCATTGATAATGAGCTACAAAGCATCACATATGGTGATTACGAACTGCAATCTCAGTACCGAATGTGTAACGGCAAGTATTACGTCGATTTTGCAGTAAAACATTACAGTAATGGCAAAGAAGATAGCACCAATTATCAACTATATCTCATCGAGTTCGACGAAGAAGAACATGCTCTACCACCAAACAGGGCCGCCGATTTGTTGAGGGACCACGAAATCAAGCAAGAGGAACCGAGTGCAACAATCATCAGGGTCAAACATGATGAAAGCGACAGATGGTTTGAACTTGTGCGTGATTATAATGGGCTGGTTAGCTTCGAAGCCGTATTTTTGTCAGGAATTATCTCTGCTTGTCGAGCCATCGAGGACGATGTAATCACTATCGATTCATCCTCAGCCAAGAAAGCGTATGATTCAAAGTTGAATATGAATGCAGATTGGCTGCCTTACGAAAGGCAACCGCTACGTGGCATAAAAGAGGCTCTAGACCGATGTGGAATCAGCTACTTCAACGCCAGAACGAAGACAAGCCGCCAATTGAAAGTCTCGCTGATGTCATTTAGCAGTGTGCTATATCGTTGGCTTCCGGCAAGGGCAGTTGAATACGTTCTTCAAAACCTGAAATCTTGCTAACCGTTTCGACTAAAGTTACATAGAAACGTCGATACGGCGGGGATTACGGTGTGCTGAAACGCCGTAACCCCCAAAACCTACCGCAACATAGCCCTATAGCCTCTATAAATGTATAAGGATTCAGTTGTCAGAGGTGATTTATTTCAAAGTAAAGGCTGACCACATCAACCTTTTTGACAGATCTAACACCATCGAAAAAGTGTCACCCTGCATGGCCAACAATCCTTCCTCTCGCCGGTATAAGCAACGTGTTAACCACACACAGGAGGCACTATGTTTATACGAGATGTAATCATTCCGGCACTGGTAACTGGCTTGGTTGCCTTTGCCACAACACTACTTGAATCAATCATCAAGATGTTCACGCCACCAGACGTTTCCGCAATCTAACCAACCACTTTCCCCCTGCCAATAACCATGCCCTAAAGATCTGCCATCACTGCTACGGTGGGATGCTACACACGACCCTGCCACAGAGTCGGTTTGGCATTTTGGCAGTTTTTTTCAGCATATCATGATCTATTGGCAGGGTAAGGAGCTCACATGGCTACTGTCGGCTACGCCAGGGTGTCTACCACCGGGCAAAATTTGGATACACAGCTCGAAGCATTATCCGGCTGCGAAAAGATATTCAAAGAAAAGATCAGCGGTGCAAAAGATGACCGGCCTGAGTTACAAGCAATGCTGGAGTTCGTCCGGGAAGGCGACACAGTGCAGATAACGAAACTTGACCGCCTCGCTCGTAACACCCGTCATCTGCTGGAAGTATCGGAGTATCTGCAAGGTAAGGGGGTGGCTCTTAACATTCTCAACATCGGCATCAACACATCCACACCAACAGGCAAGCTCATGCTGACCATGATCGGTGCTATCGCGACATTCGAACGCGAAATGATGCTGGAACGACAGGCCGAAGGGATCGCACTGGCGAAGCTCAAAGGCAAATACAAAGGCCGGAAAGCCACCGCCAGAAGCAAATCACAAGAGGTTATAGCCCTGTTAGAAAAAGGATTAAGTAAGCCAGAAATATCTCGTCAATTGGGGATAGGTATCACCAGCATTTATCGCATCATCCGGGTAAACAGGCCCGATTTACTGGAGAACAAGAATTGCAACGACTAAAGGGATATCTGCTTCTGGCTCTACTTTATAGCGTAAATACGCTTGCAGCACCGCCCATCAATGTGTGGCTTCGTTGTGCAAACGGAGTCCATGCAACAATTAAAGATAACATCCTGACCGCCGAGGGCGTGATGGCTTTGCCCTTTGAGCACATAGAAAACGAGACTGACCAAAACATCACCCTCGTCTTCGCAGATGCCCACACCGAGGCAAAAGTACAAATCCGATATAGCGGACCAGCATTCTACCTCAAGGATACTGACGGTAGCTGGGCTCCGTGTACTGCAACCAAAATTCCCTAACAACTCCGCCTTTAAGGAAAACGCTATGAAAACACTGACGCAGGCTTTGACAAGTACGTTATTGCTCTCCGTGTCCAGCCTCGCCACAGCATCATCTTTGGAAGATCAAGTTATTGACCTGAATTGTCCTAGCAATGTCAGAGGCACAATGCACATGAATAATTCTTGGCAGGATGGCTACTTCACGGTTCGAGGCTTCGGGACACTTGCTCTGAGGACTTTCGAACAACAAGACCGGGAACGGGCCGTACTCACGTTCAGTAATGGTGATGTGAGAGCCAAAATTCAGACATGGGTCAAGGATAACGTCATTCGTTTCTATCTATGGGATCAGGGCGATTGGAGAGCCTGCGACTGGAAGTAGTAACACCATGACCAAATGAATTCAGCTTCCAGTTAGGGAGTTGAATTCATTCAATTGCATTTGACTAAAAAGCGATCAAGTTCACACTTAAAAACAAAACAGATAATTCCAATCCCCGCCCTCTTGAAACCGCCTCACTGACACCCAAATCTCATCTGAAATTCACCACACTCAATGAGGTTATTTATGCCAACATGCCAAGACGCACACCGCTACAATTCACTTTTTAGTGTCCTTCCAGAGGACCAAAGCTACCCATTCCGACACAAGTGTGCTGGCTGTGCATATGAGTTGGGATTTAACGCGGGGTTCAACAACGAACAACCAAACGAATCAGCAGCAATTGAATCTATTCTCAAGAGCCAAGCGGCAGAGGTTCGTCATAGAAGCCCACGCGTCGCCTATTACCAAGGCTTCACAGATGGGTTGAATGAATATTACAACCAAAACCCACGTTCTTAGCTCATCTTAAGTACTCTGAAAATGCACTTTTTGTGAAAAAGGAGTTGATAATGATTATCTATGCCTCTGAATTTTCTGAAATTCCTCAAGCACTTATCAATAATCCAACGCTGAAAGATTATATGTTGGCGCTTATTTCCGACAGAAAGATTTCAGGCAAAAGTACCGAGGGTGGCGACCGTCTGGAGAGATTTAGGCTCATTCTCGCAAGACTAACAAAAGGTGAAATCTCATTAGACGCCGCAGTAAGAGAGGTTGAATATCAGCTTCCAAGGCACACATCTATCCATGCTGGAAATAATTCGGCATTTGCCAGCCGCTGGTCTGAGCGGCTGGTGAGAACTGAATTCAGTCGTTTTTACAATCAAGCAGTACTGGAAACGGAAATCAAGAAAGGTAATACAGAATGCTTCGTCCCCCCCTCTTCCCAAGAACAAGCATCATCCCAGTGCTCACAAGTTCTTGCTGGCCGCTCTCATGACGTCAGCCATCTACTTAAATTACTCGTTACCTCTTATGAGGATGGCAACTGGGACAAGACGCCAAAAATTCCAGACCATCCTTATTGCACCCATGTGATTAAACCGATGTCTTGATTTTTGTATGGGGCATGTGCCATAGTGAAGTGACATTGATTCCCGCTACATTGCTCAAAGAATCAAGCAGTTAGTATTTGGTGGCACTCTCAGCCAGCTCCACCACTTCATGATCCGGATACGTCCGGTGAAATCCTGAAAGCCCGCACGGCATAAGCCCTGCGGGCTTTTTTGTGTCTGTAAATGTCCGAGACAATCCGTCTGAATCCAGAGAAAATTGGTACACGTTTAGGTACACGGTATACTGTGGGCCAAAAACGTGTACCAATTATGGAAGGGATCCAGACATGGCGCGCATTACACGCCCACTTACTAACAACGAAATCCTCAAAGCGAAACCCCGCGAAAAAGACTTCACGCTTCATGATGGTGATGGCCTGTTCTTACTCGTCAAAACCTCTGGGAAAAAACTGTGGCGCTTCCGTTATCAACGACCGGGAAGCAGCAGCCGAACTAACCTAAGTCTCGGTTCATACCCTGCCCTTACACTTGCAGCAGCTCGTCAGATACGCGACCAGCATTTAACTACGCTCGCGCAAAGCATGGATCCACAGCAGCAGCAAGAGCAAGCCTCAGAACAACGCCAGATTGAGCTGGACAGCATTTTCTCAACAGTGGCCGCTAACTGGTTCCAGATTAAAAGCAAGAGCGTCACAGAAGACTATGCGAAAGACATTTGGCGCTCTTTGGACAAAGACGTTTTTCCTGCTATCGGAGCTATACCGGTTCAAGAGATTAAAGCCAGAACAATTGTTGAAGCCCTGGAGCCAATCAAAGCACGTGGCGCGCTAGAGACGGTGCGCCGCTTGGTACAGCGCGTTAATGAGATAATGATTTATGCAGTTAATACCGGCCTGATCGATGCTAATCCGGCATCAGGTGTTGGTATGGCCTTTGAAAAACCGAAAAAGCAGAACATGCCAACGCTGCGACCGGAAGAATTACCGAAACTCATGCGTTCGCTGGTTATGTCTAATTTATCTGTCCCGACACGCTGCCTGATTGAATGGCAGCTCCTGACCCTAGTTCGCCCTTCTGAGGCTTCTGGTGCAAGGTGGGCAGAGATCGACCTTGATGCAAAACTCTGGACGATACCGGCGGAGAGAATGAAAGCTAAACGTGAGCATGTGGTTCCCTTATCACCTCAAGCGTTAGAGATTCTTGAAGTGATGAAGCCTATCAGTGCTCATCGAGAGCATGTTTTCCCAAGTAGGAATGACCCAAAACAACCTATGAATAGTCAGACGGCTAATGCTGCTTTGAAGCGAATTGGGTATGGTGGAAAACTAGTTGCACATGGTTTACGTTCGATTGCAAGTACAGCTATGAACGAAGCAGGTTTCAATGCGGATGTTATTGAAGCAGCTTTAGCTCATTGCGATAAAAACGAAGTTAGACGTGCTTACAATCGTTCTACTTACTTACTAAAAAGAACAGAATTAATGAATTGGTGGGGAGAAAATATTAATGAAAATAGTATCACTAAAAAATAACGGCAATCATTAATTATGCAAACTATAATCAATGATATCGAGTTAGCATTAAAGGGCGGAATACTTGGCTTCAATAATATAATTGAGGTTACAGAAGTATTCTCATTATCCCCTGATAAAAAAATCAGCAATATTTTGACACTAATGGTGGCTGAGAATATCAATAAACCGGTCGCCACTGGGAGAACTTATTTAACAAGCAATCTAATTTCTATCAACCATCTCAACAAATGGCGGTTTGGCATTACGAGGTATTACATTGAATTTCATGAACTCTTTCACAAATTAGAAATTTTAACTCAAAATGGAGTATGGGATGCAAATCAAAACAATATTATTAATCTAAAAAAAATAGATAAATACTTTGTCTCTCCTAATTCATATGAGTCAGTACCAATAAATAACATATTGAAGAATAATTTTCATAATGGAAGTTATGTTTTTGAATGGTTTGATTTCGACAAAGAAAACCATCAAGAATTGTTATCATCTCCTCAGGCATTACAAAAGCTATCTGATAGAATAAATGAAGTTCTACCTATATCCATTTCAAGTGTTTCAGATAGAATAGGTAATTTTTTACTGCAAATACCTAGCACCATTTTAATGGCTCGTTTTGGACTAGAAAAACAAAATGAAACATATTCATTAAATTGTAATATAGCCTGGCATGAACATGCTCGAAAAAGAGATCTGATAATAAATTGCCATTTAACTGAAAATGATAATGTCTGTGAAGGGTACTTTACAAAAGTTCTAAAAAGTGATGAATCTAACATTTCATTACCAATACCAAATAAACGTTCTCATATTGGTACTATTTGGGATCCTGAAAACAATTTTATTTTAGCAAGAACCAGACCATCGGCCTTCATTGCCCCTAATGCAAGAATTACAACTACAGTTTCCACTTATAAAGAAAGAGTGTTAACAAGTAATGGAAAATCTAAAGTAATTAGCGTGTTAGATTCAGGAAGCAGTAGAATCAAACTTCCTAACACAAAGCCGATCATTAATTGGGTTGAAAAAAGGATTTATGAAAACAGCAGCACTGAATTAAGGCGGAGCCGTAATTTCGTACAATACAATTCAAAAGGGACTAATAAAAAGCAATCAAGAAATATAGCTCTTGAAGATTTAGTTTATTTAATAAACAAATACGGGCAACATGCGGTATGGTTATGGGATCCTTATTTAAGCTTTCAAGATCTATCAGATACCCTATTGATGAATAAACATTCAGGCTCTGTTATGAAAGCCATTAGTTCATTAGAATTGCCACCGGACTCTGGAGGAAACTCATTAAGAGAAGATCATGGATCAAAGGCACTTCAAACCATAAAAAGATATCAAGAAAGCTTCAATGCTTTACCTGTTGAGGCAATGAAGACCATAAATTTAGAATTTAGATGTAAAACAGGGGCTAATGGATGGGAATTTCATGACAGATTCATTATTTTCCCTTCAACTAACTATCATTCGAGTACTTTAGCATGGTCTTTAGGTACGTCAGTTAATTCATTTGGCACAAGCCACCATATATTACAAAAAGTACAGGATGCACAACTAATCGCTAATGCCTTTTTAGAACTATGGGACTCTTTATCAGGCATTGATTGTCTAGTATGGAGAAATATCAATGATTAATAACTGGAGTCAGTTACATAACTCAATAATAAACACTCTTAATATTATAGATTCCATGAGTCATAACACAGGACATCGTGATTACCAAGAAATTATTGAAAATTCAGAAATTTATTATTTGTTTGATTATCAAAACAATGAAGCCGTCTCACATAACAACAATCAGTATGCGATTGATGCATTTAAAGAAATATTTGAATATTATGGAAATTGCTCATCGCTGCTGATTTTAATAAGCCATCTTAAAAATCCAGAATATATTATATCTCAAATAATTAATTCAAATCAGCCTTGTGCTCATTTCATAAATTACGCCCGCAGTTGCATAATTAACTACTATATTCCTAGTAAACTTATAGATCGCTGTTCTGAACGTTTCCCTATCAGGGATTTAGACATCTCTAGGCTTAGGGTTACGGATTCATCTGAGATGATTGGCCACGATTTGTGTTTTTTTAACAACTTGTTACCAGACATAATCCCTAACGAAGTCAGAGTTTCATTGTATATTTTATCAGAATATGAACTCGAGGTGCTTTTAAATGTTTTAACCAAATCAATAAACATAATCAAAACGTACTTCTTTTCATCTTGCATTTCTATAGAAAACAAAATAAAACTACTTAAACTCTCTAGCTCAGATCATCTTTCAAAAATTCTAACGTTTTCTATTATTCACGATACAAACATTAATGCTAATATAATTAGCGATGATGTATTTCTTGTCGAACTCTTTCAAACCCTTTACATTAAAGGAGACTTCAACTATTGGATGAACTATGTAAACTCATATCCATGTAGATTTCCAAATATTCAAGTCAACTTAGGGAAAGCTTTAGCTATTATTAACTCCCCCAAAGCTCTGGATTCATACCTCAATTCTATTATCCTTCATAACAACAGCTTAGATCATTCCTATACTAATTCGAGAGAGCCGGTCATGCACTGTTTAACATCATTTAAACAGCATTCCACTTTAGCTTTACAATTCTCTTGCTGGGAAAAGGCATTTAGGATATGGAGCGAATGGAATTTTGGTTATAAGCAAAATGATTTATTATTTTCTGTTTCATCATCAGAATTAGACTACCCTGTTATACAATATTTTCTAAACAATGTTACTGATAAGGAAAGAGAGCAATTCATTACTAAAACATGGGATGATTTATCATCCATAGATAATACTTGGCACACTTCACATTCAGAGTTAATTAGTTACTATTACAGGTGTGCATCTATACTTCAATTACCTTATCATGCAAATTTGGCATATGAAAAGAACGGTTCAATCGTGGATCTGTCCTTACGATTTAATCTTGAGATTTCAAAATATAATCAAATGCTTTTTGGAGCTTAAGATTTTGCGCGCAGTGCTTTCCCCGCCTCGCCTGCCCGCTTTGCAGGGCGGTTTAAATGCAGATGCATAAGCTACCTCAGACCGCGTGAGGACTGGCGCGGGCGGGATTCTGGCAGCCAGAGAAATAAATGCAGTTAAATGCACCTGATGCATGCAGGGTATTTTTCGAAAAAATAACAGTATTTTTGATGTTTTTTCGGGGCTGAGGGTGCAGCCGGTAGCGAGTACCGGTGCACATAAATAGGGAAATTTTCGGGGAATTATTGCGGCTGGATATCTGCCCGCAAAACAGGATTTTCCGGCATGGCCGGTTTGCGTATCACGCCGTCGAGCGTCTCGGTGGTGCGGAAGGTGGCCGAACACTCAATACTCATGCACTGGTGATAGCGCTGTTTGAGATTTTCCATCAGATAGCGGCTGGTGCGCGTGTGCGCGGGCTGTTTGCAGAACGGACAGTGAAACATGGCTCAGCCCTCCGCCTGTTTTCTCTTTTCGGCCAGTCGTGTGGCGAGCAGTGTTCGCTTCACCGGGCTTTTATACAGCGCCATATCCACGCCGGTCAGCGGCGGGCGGTACAGGCCAAGCTGTGAGAGTACCGGCTCCCTGTCCATATCAAAGGTGTAAAACCCGGCCTGAACGGAAACATGGCCGCCGAGCTCCTGAATCAGGGTACTGAGCGGGCGTTCCGTCTGCTGCATTTCCAGCGCGCGCAGACGCAGCGCGAATGCCCTGACCAGCGCCGGGCTGATGGTCTTCATGGCGTCAGCCCATTCGCTCTGAGCGTACAGGCCAAATGCTGTCCGGTGTTCTTCCACGTACTTTTCACCGGAGGCGCAGGCGGCCAGCATGGCGCGGGATTTATCGGTTTCCAGCTCCTCAATCAGGGCGGTGAACTCCTCCGCCAGCTCGCGACCGGCAATGCGTCTGCCGTGTTCGGCTTTCAGCTCCGGGGTCATTTCACCGCGCAGGCTGCGGAAACGCTCGCGCCAGCTCTGTTCCGCTTCGGCACTTTCTGTCAGGGCGTTCTCACGCTCCTTTTCGCTGCGGCTGATGGCCGCGCCGATATCGTTAAGCTTCATCATGTTGCCGGTGTGAGCGGCTTTCGCCTGAGCGAACGTCTCAACGGCACGATTTACAGCGGTGGCATTTTCTTCGCCGGCCTTTTTATTCATGGCGTCGAGGGCGCTGTCGATAGCGGTGCGGGTTTTCGCGTCCTGGGTGCTGCCGAGGGTTTTCATCACGGCGGTAATCAGTTCAGTTTTCATGGCGGGGCTCTCTGTGTTGTCAACCTGAGGGCATTCTGCCGCGTCCTGCACAACGAAACGACCGGTTGCAGTTGTGGCCGGGATGACACAGAAAGCCGCTGAAAAAACCGGCTCGCCAGAAAGAGGTCTCCGGAAACCCCTCTTTCTGTTTGTTTTTCTGTAATTAACTCTTCACTCTGTTCACTGAGAAATAAAAGAATAAGTAATACAGTAAGTTAAATGGTGAATAGTTAAGGAATTAAGTGTTCACCGACTGTTCACTACTGTTCACCGGCTTTTTGTCTCTTTCAGTGTGAGAGTAAAATTATTGAATGTTTGTTCCTTTTAATTAACCCGGCTTTAATGCGAAATAACGATGAGAATTTCACTATAAAATTTTCCAGCCCCTTATTAACCTTTACTGCCCTTTATTACCCGGAAGGTTAAATTTTACGCGTACTTTAACGACGCTGAGGTCAATTTCCACTTGTTGCATCCGGTGAAAATATTCACAAAATAGAGCGCTACCCGAAGCCGGAAAGACACGACCGGCACTGTATGGACATTATGAGGTAGCCCGATGCACACCGCTTTTTCTTCCCCGTCTTCTGCCCCTGCCGCGCCGTTAATGCCGGTTTCTGACGTTATTCAGGAGCGCTTTTTACGTCTGCCGGAAGTGATGCATTTATGCGGTTTGTCCCGCTCGACCATTTACGACCTCATCAGCCGGGAGGCTTTCCCGAAACAAATCTCTCTCGGCGGAAAAAACGTGGCGTGGGCGCACAGTGAAATCGCTGCCTGGATGAGCGATCGCATCGCGGCACGTAACCGTGGCTGTGTTGCATGATGCTGCCCGGTCAGCAAAACGCCCCTTTTTCTGGCTTGCTTCCTGTCGGCGTTTCCAGGTATAGTTTTCCCGCTGTCGCAAAATCGGCAGCCGGGCGTGAGAACCCGTGTTTAACTGTGGCGACACCGGACGCGCCATGCGTCTTTTTTTGTGTCTACGCCTTTGTGCACCCATTTTACGGGCAACGATTCCTTATCTGTTGCTCTGTCAACATAATGGTGGCTCAGGCGGGGCAGCCTTCGGGCTGGCCGGTTTCCATAGTTGCCGGTTTCTCACCCCCGTCTGGGCTACCACCATTGCGTGAGAACTCCGGTGGTAGCTGTAACCAGCTAACTATGGAGGTTGCCTTTATGGCTACGACCCTAACCCTGTCTCACCCGCAATTTATCTTTATTTTCGCTGCCGTTCGTCGTTCCGTACGTAAACCGCGTGTCTGTATGCTGCGCACGGTTGCCGCTGATGAACGTACCGCCCGCCGTTCCCTCGTTCGCGATTATGTCCTCTCGTTTGCCGGTCGCCTGCCGGTTGCGGAGGTGCGCGCATGAACCACTCCATCCTCACCCTTGACGATCTCAGATATCTGGAGCACCTGCGCAATATCGGCCATCTGGTCAGCGAGCTGGCTGCGGAACAGGACAATGTGACCCTCCGCCGCGATCCTGCTGAGCGTCTGCAACTCATTTCCCTGATTTACCTGATGACAGATCAGCTCGATGCCGTGATCGAACGCTGCAACCAGCGCTGGCTCGACGGGGAGGAAAAGGTATGAAACAGCCGTTACCGCCCGTCCTGCGCGCTACACTTTACCGCCGCGCCGTGGCCTGTGCCTGGCTGACCCTGTGTCAGCGTCAGCACCGTTACCCGCACCTCACCCTTGATGCACTGGAATCCGCCATCGCCACCGAGCTGGAAGGATTTTATCTGCGCCAGCACGGCGAGGATAAAGGCCGCCAGATTGCCTGTGCGCTGCTGGAAGATTTAATGAATGCCGCACCGCTCAAAACTGCGCCGTCGCTCTCCTTTCTCGGCCTGGCCGTGATGGAAGAGTTATGCGCCCGCCATATCACCGCGCCGGTCGTGCACTGAGGAAAAAGAATGAAAATGAACGTAACGGAAACCGTGAAACAGGCGTGCGGCCACTGGCCGCACATTCTCCCGGCGTTGGGCGTGAAAGTAATGAAGAACCGGCATCAGCCCTGCCCGGTATGTGGCGGGAGTGACCGCTTCCGCTTCGATGACAAGGAAGGGCGCGGAACGTGGTTCTGTAACCAGTGCGGCGCGGGTGACGGGCTGAGCCTGGTTGAAAAGGCGCTGGGTGTGACGGTCAGCGAAGCCGCCGACCGGGTGAACGCCGTAACCGGCAGCCTGCCGCCGGTTGCCCCGGCGGTGATTGCTGCTGATACGGCGGAAACCGAAGCCAGCCGCAGGGAGGCCGCCGCGCTGGCGGCCAGTCTGCTGGCGAAAAGCCGCTCAGCTACTGGTAATACCTATCTGATCCACAAGGGCTTCCCCGGCTTCGAATGCCTGACGCTCACCACCACGCACAAAACCGGCGGCGTGACCTACCACGCCGGGGATGTGATTGTCCCGCTGTATGAAGATACCGGCGCGCTGGTTAACCTCCAGCTCATTAACGCGGACGGCGACAAGCGCACCCTGAAAGGCGGCCAGGTGAAAGGGGCATGTCATATCATCAAAGGTGAGAAACAGGGGGGGAAAACGCCTGTGGATAGCAGAAGGTTACGCCACGGCGCTGACCGTGCATCACCTGACCGGCGAAACCGTGATGGTGGCGCTGTCATCCGTGAACCTTCTTTCTCTGGCAAGGTTTGCCCGCAACCGGCATCCGGGCTGTCAGATTGTTCTCGCGGCTGACCGTGACCTGAACGGCGACGGCCAGACAAAAGCCGCTGCGGCCGCAAAAGCCTGCGAGGGAATTGTCGCCCTGCCGCCGGTGTTCGGTGACTGGAATGATGCATTTATGCAGCAGGGCGAGGAGGCCATGCACCAGGCGATTTACGATGCCATTAAGCCACCGGTCGCCAGCCCGTTCGACACCATGAGCGAGGCGGAATTTACCGCCATGAGTACCAGTGAAAAGGCGATGCGCGTGCATGAGCATTACGGCGAAGCGCTGGCGGTTGACCCGAACGGCCAGCTCCTTTCCCGCTATGAAGCCGGAGCCTGGAAAGTGATTTCCCCGGCTGACTTCTCCCGCGATGTGGCCGCACTCTTCCAGCGCCTGCGCGCGCCGTTCTCATCAGGCAAAATTGCGTCGGTGGTGGAGACCCTGAAACTGATTGTCCCGCAACAGGGCGCTCCGGCACGGCGTCTGATTGGCTTTCGCAACGGTGTGCTCGATACCGTCAGCGGTACGTTCAGCCCGCACCACAAATCCCACTGGCTGCGCACCCTGTGTGAGGTGGATTTCACCCCGCCGGTGGCGGGCGAAACGCTGGAAACCCATGCCCCGCATTTCTGGCGCTGGCTCGACCGCGCTGCCGGTGGCCGCGCCGACAAACGCGACGTGATACTCGCTGCGCTGTTTATGGTGCTGGCGAACCGCTACGACTGGCAGCTCTTTCTTGAGGTGACGGGGCCAGGGGGAAGCGGTAAAAGCATTCTGGCTGAAATTGCGACCCTTCTGGCCGGGGAAGATAACGCCACCTCCGCGACCATTGAGACGCTGGAATCGCCGCGCGAGCGTGCTGCGCTGATTGGCTTCTCATTGATTCGTCTGCCTGACCAGGAGAAATGGAGCGGTGACGGTGCCGGGCTCAAGGCCATCACCGGCGGCGATGCGGTGTCGGTTGACCCGAAATACCGGGATGCGTATTCAACACACATTCCGGCGGTGATTCTGGCCGTGAACAATAACCCGATGCGCTTCACCGACCGCAGCGGCGGCGTATCGCGCCGCCGGGTTATCCTGCACTTCCCGGAACAGATTGCCCCGGAAGAACGCGACCCGCAGCTCAAGGATAAAATCGCCTGCGAGCTGGCCGTCATCGTGCGCCAGCTTATGCAGCAGTTCAGCGACCCGATGACCGCCCGCGCACTGCTCCAGTCGCAGCAGAACTCCGGCGAGGCACTGAGCATCAAGCGCGACGCCGACCCGGCTTTTGATTTCTGCGGCTATTTACAGGAGCGCCCGGAACCGGACGGCATGTATATGGGTAATGCCAACATTATTCCGCGCCAACCGAGGCTTTATCTGTATCACGCCTATCTGGTGTACATGGAGGCTCACGGTTACAAAAACACGCTCAGCCTGACCTCGTTCGGAAAGGGGTTACCGGCCATGCTGAAAGAGTATGGCCTGAACTATGACAAGCGGCGAACAAATCAGGGGATGCAGACTAACCTGACGCTGAAAGAGGAAAGCAACGGCGACTGGCTGCCGAAATGCGACGAGCCCGCAACGAAATAACCAATACAGACCGGCAATTGCCGGTCTTTTTTTACCTGCACACCGGTCAGAGTCGGAGTGAACAGTTTTCCCAGAAATACCTTTTTACCCTCAAATGTTATAAGACCGCTCAGTGCCAACAGCGGACATTGATAACATTGAGATACGTTAGCTTATGGGGATCAGATCAAGTGGGGAAAACATGCACGACTTGCAGTGGTTAAAACTGCTGAAACAGTTTAATCGGAGATGAAAATCAAAGGTAGCAGCACAACTACCATCATCTTGCACTTTGTCATGTGAAAACGTTAAAACTCTGTAGACTCCATTCACCGCCGCCTTGCCTACACCAGAAAGGCAGCGGTTATTGGTGGATCAGCAAACATGAATCGCTCGGGTGGCTCCTGCGAATCACTATTCTGACTTCAAGCTGATACTAATCAAAGGCCACTTATTGTGGCCTTTTCTCAACATTAGGGATGCCTATGAAAAATGTTATGGTGTTCTTCAATCGGCAGCCGGTTGTGGTTGTCAGGGTTGTAGATGGCACTACCACAATACTCCGTGAATACCCGAATGGTGAGGAAACTCACCTTAAGATTATGTATGCGGGTGTTCATTCGCTAACTGGCGATCATACTGAGTTTTGTGTAGCCTCAGACAGAGAGGTTACATCACATGAAATCGTCGAAGCTGCAAACAAGCTTTTAAAATAGCTTGAGCTTGTTAATTTCTGAAAGTAAAAAAATGCCTTCTAAGCGAAGGCAATCTTGAGGTACAGCATCGGTTCTTATTTTCAGTTCCCTCAGCTCCCGCTGAAGGTGTGGACTCATCCATAAGTCATTCCCTGGGTCGGGGTGCGCATCCTTCAAGAGCCTCTCCAAGTGTGGTCTACAAATCATTTACAACAAGCGTAAGCGGAAGAATAAATTCAAAAGTTTTATTTACGGCAGAGGAAAGACTATTACGGCATTACATCAGGTATTCACTGTGTGTCCGTGATAGTGCCAGGAAAAAATCTGGCAAGCGTCGGTTGCGGCTCGACACCAGACGTCCTGCGAACGAGGCGACCGGCATCGGCGGTTTGGGCATTGCAACCCACTCCCGATTTACCGGTGGCGTGATGGATGATTCCTGTGCGCCCTCATGGAAGATAACCTATGATTTATAAAAGGTTGGGTATGAAAAAGGAGTACATATATGAAACCTGAAGAACTGGAGCGTAAAGCTGAGCAAGAAATTTCTGCTCTTATTACTAAAAAAATCGCTGAGCTACGGAAAAAAACAGGCAAGGAAGTTTCCGAGATAGAGTTTATACCGAGTGAGACCATGTCCGGTCTTGAGGGGTATAAAGTAAAAATAAAGCTTATGTAA